TCAGAATGCGGTTAGCGTTGTACCATTCTTGACGAGCTACAATCAAAGAACGTGGCATTACGTTAATCAACAAACCACGGTCATTTTGGAAACCCATGATTGCGATTGTTGCATCTTCCAAAGAAGCTTCGGAGAGGTCAACAGACACAGTAGGGGTATTAGCAAAAGTACCACCAGAAGTATTTGGATGAGCTGTAGAGCACAAAGGTTGAGCATCACCACCTGTGTAGGTAGCATTGAACGCACGATTGTAAACGTTAGCACCAATATTTTCTTTGGTTTGACGGAAAGACATAGCTAAAGCAGCAGCACGACGCTTAGAAACTTGCTCATACAAATTGTCATCCAACTCTTCTTTAGTTACGATGTAACCAAGAGCGTATGCAACGTGTGTGTAGCGAGTTACGAAACCTTGAACTTCTGAATCATACTGAACGCCTTGACCTTCAGATTTAACAGGAGCAAGACCAAATCCAGTTAACTGAACGTCTTCCTCGTAGTTTTGATGTGAAGTATCTTTGTCGAACAAGTGAATATATTCTTCAGGATGTTCGTCGTAAGTTTGACCCCACCAAGCTTTAACACCAGGCCATAGGGCCTTTGGGTGAGTACCAGTTGTAATTACACCAGCCATTTTTTATTCTCCTATTAAGCGCCGAAGGCTTGTAAATATTGGTGTTTATTAAACTTCACCAAAACGTTATTGTAAGCACCAGGAACATTGTTTGGCTCTTGGTAGAGACCAACAACTTGGAACATGGAAGCTGCAGTAGCAGAGCTATCGCAAGTTACATAAGTGCTTGATAAAGGTGAAGACTGGGCCAATGTTGAAGTCTGGTCAGCAGTGATTGTTGGAACTGCAGTAGCACCAACTTTAGCATCTGCAGAAGCGTTAGCTTGAACAGAGTAAATTACAGCAGGGTCAGTGATAACATAAACATAGGTATATGAACCAGCACTTAAGCCAATCCAGAGTTGTGCTAAGTTTAAGTTAGTACCTTGCAATGAAACACCTGGGTTAGCTACACGAATGGAAGCAATAACACCTAGTGGAACGGAAGCAGCTACAGCTTTAGTAACGAGTGGAACACCATTAGCATCATTACCGACAGCAGACTTCACAACATCGCCAATAGCGTATGTGTTGGATGCGTCGTTAGCGATAGCGTAAAGTACGCCTTGCTCGTTAAAGGGTGCACCAGTGATTGTGCCAACTGGCGACAATCCTGTTACGGCATTTACGTTTGCCATTTTTTTTCCTTAATTAGAAAGTTTTAAAATTTAATACCAGCATTGTAGAAACCTGTGGAATCTACGCCAGGTGTATTACCACCACGGATTGCTGCATCGGTTTTGTCGTTACGCTCTTGTAATTGACGTTGGTCTTCAAGCCACCACTCTTCTTTGATTTTCATCAAGTAAGCATACATTGGGTCGCCCTTCTCACCAGCCCCTACTAAGAACCTAACCTTATCTCCTACATCGGTGTTACGTGATGTAACATTATCCGTAACGCCACCTACCTCGCTAGGGTGAACAAACTCATAACCGTTTTCAGTGGCATTCTGGATGCGCCCAGGCGTGTCATTGAAAATATGCAAGTGATACCCTTCAATTTGGTTTCCTACTTGCAGCTTACCTTGAGTCCCATTAAATACGCCTTTTTTACGTTCACGTGGACGCTCTACCTTAGTAGACTCTGGTACAGCTTTAACTTCTTTTTTAATTTCAGTCATGTTCTTTCTCCCTTAATCCCATTCATATTCTGCAACATAAGCTTCTTTGGTCATAAGACCTTGCTTAACGAATTTATCACAAGCTGCTTTAGCTTCTGCAGGTAAGTTGTTGTAAGATTTCTTTCCAGTACCCACTGATGGTCTAGCTGTTCCATTAGAGGAGCCTTCCATCGGATTCTGTACTCGTTTCTTACCAAACTTCTCTGGCAACATAATTGCAAGCTCTTCATCTAGTTTGTCTAGAAACGCTTTACCTTGTAGCGAAGGGTTTTCACGTCTTAATTCAACGCCTAATCCATTAGCCATACCAGTCAAACGTGTATCTTTACCAAACCAATCATTCTTGTCCATCCACTCATTGAGTGTAGGGTCTTGAGTGACTTGAGGAGCTTCTTTAACTTTTTCTTCAGCAGCTTTTAAGTCTTCTTTAGCCTCTTGACGTTGCTCTTTCAGTTCATCCATTGCATCGTCAATCGCTATTGCCCTGTCGCCATCACCTTGCGTAATTGCTTCACGCTTAGCTTGCTTCAGTTGCTCTAGCTGGCTTTCAAGTTCTTTGGTTTTGCGTTCAAATTGTTGCTTTTGGAACTCACGGAACTCTTTAGCAGCTTCCCGTACTTCCGCAGCGTCCTTCTTAGCTTCACCTAATTCTTTAAGCAGTTTCTCATTGTTCTTACGAAGGATTGGCATAATTTCTTTGCCACGACGTACAAACGTCTCAGCATCAACCCAATCGCTCTCAGAGCCACGGAACTCATCTGCTGCTACCCAGCCCTGCGCCCTTGCTTCGGACTCGAACTGAGGAGCTTCTGGAGCGTCCTGTGGTGCTTCTTGTTGTATTTCTTCACTCATGGTTTTCTTCCCTGTGCTAGATGTGGGTCAATCAACTTCATGTCATCATCTAATTTACATACTAAGTTGTCGTAGTTAATCATTCGATAATCCACGCCATCTTTACCTTTGTACATCAAACCAGCATACTTAGCGTAGCCAACTCTCATACCTACTGAAACAACACCGTCTGGAACTTCTTCACCTAAGGCAATAATCTCACCTGTAGTATTTGAAAGCTGTTCTCGCTCGCTGGTTTCTGCAGTAGAGATAATGATTCCACTTGCTGTCTTTTCTTCCACTTCGAGAGGCTTAATTAAAATCCTATCAAACACTGGAGTAATGCCAGACACGTTAGTCATCCTTCTTCTCCGTTACTGAATTCATTAACTCGTTGTAGTCTAAAGCTAGAATAGCTGTACATGCTGCTGCTCGTCCTCGAATACTCGCATCATCTTCGGTTCCTGCTAACAACATTTCTTTTAACCACTCTCTGTCGTTGTAAATAGCTTTCATAAAAGCTTGTGTTACTCGACTTGCCTTCCACTCGTGAAACTCTTGCTCTGTTACGACGATTGCCATACTTCCTCCTTAGTAAACCTACTCTTTTGCTGCTCCCTCTTTTGGTGCTTCTTGAGGTTTATTAATGTCAGACAGGTGCTTTTCAAGAGCCATAACTGTCTTCATACTATCTTGAATACCTTCTTGTTTAGCTTTAGCTGCACCAATCTGGGCATCTAGCATTGCAATATCATGTCCAGCCTGCACACCACCAGCTTGTTCAATAGAGAGGATAGCGTCTGCTTCCAACTTATGAATCTTAGCTTGTTGTAGCTCTGCAGCTTGTGCCAACTTGATAGCAGCCAATTTAGTTTGCAATTCCATATCCATTTGTTTAATCTGGCTACGCATTTGCTCAATTTGAATCTTCTCTGAAGGTCCTGGTTTGATAGCGTTAGGACCTTTAGGGTCAGGTAACAACTGGTCAATGTTAGAAACTTTCATTGCTTTGAGGTAGTTCTTCTGAACTTCATACATATTCATGCCTGGAGTTGTAGAAGCTAACTGTAGCAACGCTGAAGCTTGTTGGATACGTTGGGTATCTGAAACAATGTTAGGGTCTGCAGAAGGACGTACATCAGATACTGGACCTGCAAAGTCATCAGCATCAATAAAGTTTTGACCTGTATCACTGTTGTAATCTTCGATACCTTGTAGGTACAGTTGGTTCAAGCGATACAGCTTACGGAACTCATCTTTAAGACTACGGTAAGTACGCTTAAAGATACCAGAGAAAATCTTCATTCCTTGTTCTGCCATTGTCCTTGTAGTCTCAGCAGCAGTATTCTGACCTGGGTTTTGACCAGACAAGATGTCAACCGAGCCACCAATACGCTCACCGTAGTTGATAAGCATACTAAGCAATGTAAACAAAACTTGAGAAGGCTCTCTAACAGGTAAAGGCATAATACCTTTACGCAGGTCATCACCTGTCGTATCGACATGCTTCCACTCTAAAGGTGCGAAGTTGTAGTTACCGCCTCTGAGCTTGATTCCACGACTGAGGAAGCCACCTGCGGTATTGGCCATTGTGCCTGTGTCAATAAGCTGGTTGAGAAGGGTATCGATACTCTGATTAAGTGGTCCAAGAAGGCTTCCGAAACCGAGGTCATAAAATCCACCATCAGGTGAGGGAATGAAAGGGAACTTAGTGAAATAGCTTTCTGCTTGGATGG